TGGCGGCCTTGGCTTTTATCAGACACAACAGGATTTTCAACGGAGTTGCCGTAGGAATCAATGTTTGGGACAGAGAGTGGGATCACCTAGCCAGGTGGCTCCTAGCCAATTCCAAACGGTTGATAGACGGAGACTTTAAAAATTTTGACGGAACGCTCATGGACCAGTTTATGTGGAAAATATTTTGGATACTCGATTCAATGTATGACGACGAATTTCACACGATACGATACAACCTCTGGTACCAGGTGGTTTACGCCATACGAGTATGCAGAGGAACTGTCTATCAATGTACGCACAGTTTACCATCAGGTTTTGTAGCTACGGCAGAAGTGAATTCACTTTTTGTGAATTTAGTCTTCCGTTGCGCATACCTAATGTTAGCAGCAATCCATTGTCCATCGGAGTGTTCGATGAGGTCCTTTAACGAGAACGTGCGTTTGATAGCGTACGGAGACGACAACGTGCTGTCCATTTCCCCGAAGGTTCTAAACTGGTTCAACATGGAGACGTTAGTCAAAGTGATGAGGTTGTTTGGAATGGAATACACAGCAGCAGACAAGAGCGCAAACATTGTCCGCGACAAGACGATTGAGGATGTTTCTTTTTTGAAGAGAGGATTTCGAATGGTCGACAGTTTGTTTGGAGACACCACTGTTTACCTGTGCCCGGCAGAGCTAGCGACGAGGCTAGAGATGTTGAATTGGACGAAGAAGAGAGGATTCGATTCAAACCCCGAAGAGAGTGATGTTGTCTCTGAAGTCATCAAGGAGATAGCCATGCATGGAAGAGCCGTGTACGACGAGATAGTCCCAAAAATAGTTGCAGCAGCCCACACAGCTGGTGTCACTGGTTTCAGAGATGAGGGACTATATCATTACCACCACCCATTTATCTCTGGACACAAAATTCCCCCTATGATGTGATCTTGCTTTACGTATAAAAATTCATGATGTAAATAAAACGTTTAGTATTGCTATTGTAGGAAGCCGTGTAGATTTTTATCTTTATATCCTAGGACCACGAGAAGCAGCCCTTCATTGTCCAAGGAACCATCATTGCAGCATACTGATTAAGTAGTCATTTGCTTAAGAAACTTACTTACCGAACAAAATTTCAATTCAAACCCCGATATTTTAACCGTTACGACCCCCGATTCAAACGATACCATTACTCTTCGAGACGATGGAACGCGTGTCTCAGACGCTTACACCTCCTCGGAGGGTGATTTACCTTCCATTTTGTACGATTGTATTGGAGAAAAATCCAATCATTCAATTTCCGACTTTTTAAACCGTTACACAATTATTCAACAAGGAGCTTGGGCTTCCACCGCCGTCCGCGGTGCAGTCCTCGCCAACCTTACCTTCCCCAAACAATTGTTTAACACTGGATCTTATCAAGTTTTGCAAAACACCAATAAGTTAGATGGATTTACAGGCCTCAAAGCCAAGGTTCGAGTGCGGATTGAGATCAACTCTCAACCGTTTCAAGCCGGAGCTTTGATGTTACATTATGTGCCATATTCCGAATACATGGCGTCCCATACTCAATGGTACGCCACATCATCTACAGCCGACCCGGTTGCAGCTTCAGGATGTCCCCACGTAGTTATGAATTTAGCTAACACCACTTCTATGGAATTTGTTACTCCCTATGTATCCCCATATTTGTATTTTAATCTTGCCACAGGACAGGGGTCCTTTGGTAATGTTGTCATTTCTGTCATTTCACCTTTGTCTTCACAGAGCGCGACGACAGCCAATTACACGATTTGGGCTAAATTTGAGGATGTTGAGCTAAGGTACCCTACCGACGCTCCGTTAACCACAAGTTTCGCCCAGATTGGTAATGAGGTTGCCAAGATGGAGTCGAGGGGATCTATCTCCTCGACAGTTGGTAGCGTAGGAAGCGCTATCGCAGATGTTTTACCCTGGGTAGGTCTCGGTTGGTTATCAGCACCAGCTAGGATGGTGTCTGGCGCTGGAGAATCTGTGCTTAAGATGTTGGGCTTTTCGAAACCCTCCGTTGAATCACCGACTACCCGCGTCAAGCAATCCCCTACTCAATACTTTTTCAATAGCGACGGTGTTGACACTTCACATAAATTAGGATTATCCGCCGCTAATTCTTTGATCACCCCTTCAGGATGGGCTGGAACGGATTCAGATGAAATGCGTTTGGACTACATAGCCGCAAGGCCATGTTATTCGACCGCTTTCACCTGGGCCGGCACCGACGTCGCCGACAAATCCCTTTTCGTTCTACCCGTCTCACCAATGTACACAATGACCCCCGCACCCGTTATCCCCAACGCTTACGCTCGTGCCCTCAGCATGCCTTTATGCGCAAAGGTTGCCAGTTTCTTTTCCTTGTGGAGAGGAACAATGGTTTACCGCATACAGGTAGTGAAGACACAGTTTCATTCCGGCAGAATTCGCATTTCTTTCCGACCTTACATTTACTCCGATAACGCTACAATTCAAAATATGCCCGCTTACGCCTATACCGAAGAGATAGATTTGTCCACTGGCACCGATTTCACCTTTGAAGTGCCCTTTGTGTCCACTCGCCCGTGGATGCACACTTATTATGACCTTCGGACTTCAATTGGTAGTGGAGATGTTCGCAACTCTGCCACCGGATGTATTCAAATTTCCGTTATCAACCCCCTTGTTAACCCCAACACCGTTGCTTCTAGTGTAGAAGTGCTTGTTTACGCAAGCATGAAGGACGCACAATTTGCTGTCCCCGTACGATCACCTATTTTACCCTACAATATACCCAACGTTGCCCAAATTGGCAAGGCCCGACTCATTAAAACCGAAGAATCTAGCGAGATGCAGAACAATCACAACGATCTGTCTCTCCTTCCATATTCCATGTGTACTGGTGAGGTGATAACATCATTTCGGCAGCTGTTGAAACGTTTTTCTTACGTTGGCAGAGTCTCTTCTGTCACAACCGCTGCAACCACATCAAACGCTGGAACTACTGGTTCTGGATTCGTCATTTTTCCCTGGACTCCTGTAATGCCCCAAAACGGTAATTTTACCGTCAACGCCGCAGGAGCAATGACTCCCACATACAACAATAGCTACACTTGGTTCAATAACGGTAACCGCCAGGTCACCGACAATTATTCTAATTTGTATTCAATGTATTCTTTTTTTAGAGGATCTATACGTTATAAAATCGCACTCGCTTCGAAAGGAGCAAATTTCGATTTCAATCTGCCCGTTTACATATACATCAACACTATAGTTAACCCGGCTTTGGAAACTTGGTCACCAGGCATGCAAATCAACGCAGCTGGCCCAACTAACCTAACCACAGGTCCATTACAACCCCTTGTCGACGATCCCAAGTTATCGACTGCCCCCTTGAAAACCAGCTTCGCATACCAACCAGGTACTGCGGAGGCCCGAATGGTCGTTTACCCGAGTTTGGAAGGTGTCATTGAGTTCGAGGTGCCTTTCCACGCATCCGGACACATGTGCCCAACAAATTATGGTTTGAACGACGCCACCAGTTCTCGCTCCATTTTCTTTCCTTTTCCGACTGTTACCATCACTGGTACACCCACCCCCAGCGGAAACACTTTTACCAATTGCTCCTTCGACGTATTTCGCGCTGTTGGAGACGATTTTTCTTTCGGTGGACTACTTGGAGCGCCCTCTCAG